TGTCATTGTGGTCTCCCTTGTCTATTATATTTCTTATAACTTCTTTTTTCATTTTTTGAAAGTCTTTTTTTATGACGTCTTGGACGTTTTCTTGGTTTTGGTCTAGGTGTAAAATTTACAAATTTTTGTCTAGCCATTTTCTTGAGATCTATCTATCAATGCATAAGATATTACACCTTGTATTTTGTTACTACCAGTTGCTGCTTGTACTTTAATTAAATCACCAGCTTCTAAATTTATTCCTTGTGGTGTTGCATTGACTTGTGATTTTGCAGCTAAATCATCTCTAAAAAATTCGTATTCAGTGCTTGATGCTGATGTATCCACTAAACTTGCATTGACTTGTATAGCTGAAGATGCATCATTGTTTGAACAATAAATACTTTTCACAATTAAAGTTGCATCTGTAGGGCAAGTTAAAACTGTGTTTAAATTAGTGTCTGCTTGTTTGAATCCTTGATTTTTATATTGTATTGTCATGACATAAAGTAATTAAACGCATCTTGTTCATTTTTCAAGTCTTGTTGATAAGTTGTATTTAATTGATTCTCCACTGTTGATATAGCTTGGTTAATTTGTCTAAAACCTTCCTCAGTATATTCTTTTGGCGGTTCAGGTACATATACGTTAATCTTTGCCATTATCTTCTACCATCTATATTTACATCAGCTCTAAAGGTTCCAAATCTCCATGTTTCATCGTTATGAGTATTTTCTACTTTTAAATTAGCTAATCGACCTCTGGCTCTTGTATCAATTTTTTGAGTTGATGAATTAATTGTAAATGGCCCCAGTTGTGATGAAGCATTAGCATCAATAGGAAAATCTTTTAAACCTATTGTAACTATTGCGTTGCCTTGTAAGTTTTTAAAATCAGGAAGAAATCTACTTATTCTTAATAAGAATTGACCATCTCCTTCTGTAGGTAAATCAAAATCACCAGATTGAATAAATGCTGCAATTGGTGTTTCTGTTCCATCAAGATCTATAATATTTGTTCCTGTTTCTTGTGCAAAATATTTACTTGCACCAAATGTATTTGTAGCTCCACTTATATTTGTAACTGTTGGAGTTGCTGTGCTTGTATATTCAGTAGCATAAGGTAAATCATATGTAGAGGCATCGTGATACGTGCTTCTTGCTAATGTCATTATAGACCAAACATTTTCTACATAATTATAAACAACACTTCTATTGTTTTGTGTAGCTGGGTTTGCAAGAGGTTTGCCAGCTGGATAGAACCAAACTATTTCATTAAATAAAGAATTATGAGACGCATATATAATTTCGTTTGAAGAATAATTTACACCAACATTATCTCCTGTTGTTGTAAATACAAAATCTTCTACCAAAGATGGTAAAAGTTTTACTGTACCATCAAATCTAAAAAAACCTCCTCCTGTTCCCATCCAAAATACTTGACCATCTGCGTAGACAACTGCATGTTGACCAATACATCCACAATTAGAACCAACTTGTCTTATAGAGAATGTAAATGGTGGACCAACAAACTGCATGATGTATGCAGCAGTATCAGTTAATATTAAGTTATAGTCTTTACCAGATACAGCAGCTACAATTTTGTTACCTGTATCAAGTCTAAAAGTTCCTGCAGTGTTTACTGAGGTTGGTTGATAAACATTATAGTTTTCTTGATCACTAAATCTAATAAACATAGGATCTTGTGTTGATGTATTACCGATCGTTGTTTCGGTACCAAAATGAACTACGTGTCTATCTCTATCAGAAACAATAGTTAATCTTGATGCAGTTGGTGCACCAGTCATGATTGTTGCTCTTGTATCTAAAGGATTTGCAGCTCCTGCATCCCAAACAAAAGTTTTACCATCTTTAATTGTTGCAATTAATTGTTGTCCAAAATTATCTAAAGACCATGAACCGGGATCAAGCACAACTTGTGTTGAAGTACTTCCTTGTCCCCATGCAACGGTTCCCCATGTGCTTGTTCCCCAACCATATCCATATGTTTGAATTGTTGGTCCTATTTCTTCATAAGGGTTTATAGATGCTCCTCCAGCTGCAGACATACCTGTTCCAGTTTCTGAAGTTGGCATAGTGATTGTAAATGAATTTGAAGCAACTGTTAAAATTTCAAAAGTTAAACTTGTAAAATCTGTTGTGTTATATCTTGTAACTGTTGATTGTCTTACTGCTGTTGTATCTGCATGAGACGCAGCAGTTGTACCATTTGTTCCTCTAGTGCATCCTGTTAAATCGTTTGAAGATTTACCTGTGTATGTAATTATTTCATCTTCTATTCTTATAGATCCTGATGTTGAAAAAGATGTAGCATCAGTAAGCGTTATTGTTGTAACACTATTGTTAATCGTACCATTAAGAGTAGTAGTGGCTCCCGGTACAGTTACTGAAGTAAAAGTAATGTACTCACCAGCTGTTAAATTATGTGAAGTTTTATTTACAGTAACTGTTGATGAACCATTAGTTGATGTAAATGTTGCTCCCGTTATTGCAGTTGCTAAAGGTGTTATATCGTAAAAAGCATCTTCATAATAAATATATAAAGCTTTTGATGTACCAAGTGCAGCGTACTTTCTACCTTCTAAATCATTCCAACAATGTTGTGCTCTTGCAGGACCTGATATTGTTTTTTGTCCAATTGCTTCAAATCCACCAATTTTTTCTGGTTGACCATATCTAAACCTTACAAAATCACTATCGATCCATTGGCCTTCAGCACCTGACGGTGTATCTGATTTGTTTAGTCCTGGTCTTATTTGAACATTTGTTAAAGGCATACTGCATTTTACACCATTTTAAAGCTTCTTCCAAGTAGACGGAGAAGGTATGTTATGTTCTGATTTTAAACCCTCTTTCATTGTAATCATTATATCACCTGATATAGATATGCGTGGTTTGTCTTTTTTATTCTTACCTGTTTCATGAAATATCATAGATGGAAATATAACTAAATTACCAGTGGCTGCAGGGTACTCTGCTTTTGCATAATTTGTATTATCCCATTTATTAAAGTAAGGTTCTCTTCTAGGTATATTTAATCCTACCTTATGTGCTTCATCATCAAAAAAAAATAAATTACCTTGATCTTCTGCATAAGGATAATATACAAAAGAATAATGACTGCTCATATGTCTATGATAAGAAATAAATTGATCTTTAGTAGAATATGTTGCCCAAGATTTTGTTATATAAGCATCTAACAAATCCATTTCATAATTTTGCATAAGTAAAGCACCTCTGATACCATCTTCAATTTCTTTAAATAATTTTGTAAATCTTTTATCTAGATGTAAGTTGTCATCAATAGATTGTAATTCTTTTGGTTTTATATCCGTGGTTCGTGAATATTGAGAATTTGTAGCTGAAATATTTTTAGATATAATTGGTATTATTTCTTTGTTTATCTCTTTAAAGTTTTTAATAGAAGTAATATAAATTGGATAACCAAACCACTTGGTAATGTTTGCCATGAAGGCAATATACTAATTAACTTTTAAAAATCTATATTTAATTTCACCGTTTCCACCATCTCCTCCATGACCAGTAACCTCTCCACTTCCGTATTGGGCACCACCGCCTCCACCACCTGATCCTCTAGTTCCATCTGATCCCCCTGTTGAACCTCCTTGAGGAGATCCTGCTCCTCCAGCTACGTTACCATCATAAGAAGCACCACCTGTAGATCCTCCGATTTGACAATTGTCTCCACTACAATTTCCATTATTGGCTCCTGCTACTCCATTACCACTATCATTAAATGTTCCCGTAGGTCCTGATGTGTTAGTTGTTACTGCTTTTGTTGTTCCATCTGTGTCTCTAAAATTACCTGAAGTTACTGAGCTACCTGATATTGTTGCTGCCCCTCCAGTACCCGCTGTATTAGATCTTAATGGACCTTGTACACCTCCACCAGATGCTGAAGCTCCTCCACCAGCTGCAAGTGTAAATAAACTTCCTGTTGATGAACCAGATAATGTTGTGTTTGTTCCAGCACTAGAACTTCCATTATATCGTGTGCTTATAGAATTATTAGCAGCTCCTCCTGATCCTATTGAATAGGATATTGTTTCACCAGAACTAACAGTTAAAATTTTATCAGAAATATATGCACCAGAACCTCCACCACCTCCAGCAGATTCTCCACCTGCTTTATCGTAGTCAGCTCCACGAAATGCACCTCCCCCACCTCCTACTGCAAATTGAATATGTATGGCATTTGCTTGATCAGGAACTGTAAATGTTCCTGAACCAGATGATAAGGTAGCAAAAGAAGTTGCTTCAAAAGCACTAAATACTAATTTCCAATCTCCTGAAACTTTACCATACACTTCATCTACTTCTTGCCAAGTGCCTGATACTTTAGCATATACTTCATCTGCTTCTTGGAAAGTTCCAGAAACTTTACCGTAAGTATTAGCCATTTAAAATCCTATGTTGAATATTTAAACCAAATATCACCATCACTACCACCTGATGGAGAAGACGTGCTTATTGTAAATTTTCTTTCTAACTTGGCTGCCGTAACTGCATCATTAGCTATTTTGGCTGTGGTCACGTTTGCGTTTGAGATGTTTGCTGTCAAAACAGCATTATCAGCAATAGCTGCACTCACTACTGCATCATCAGCAATTTTGGCACTGGTAACTGCATCGTCAGCCATTTGTGCCGTTCCTATTGTACCACCAAGTGTATCTAAAGATACTTCATTTAAATTAGTTCCGTCTGAATAAGCTGCATAAATTTTCTGTGCATCAGGAGTAAACCCTGTACCACTTGCAGTTTTAATTGTTAAGTTTGTAGGATTACTTACACCTGTACAATCAAAAATATAAAATTTTTCTATACTATCTGGTATTGTACAAACTGTTGAAGAGCCTGCAGTAATAGTGGCAAATTTTATTATCATATTTCTAGCATTTGATAAAGTCGCATTACTCATTACTAATGCAGTAGTTCCGCCAGAAGATAGTGTTATTTGTTCAAAGCCAGCAATGGCTTGTTGAATTAAATTTAAATTTGTATTTGTTTTAGTTCCCCAAGTACCAGCGTTTTCACCAGTAGCCATTAGTTCTAGTTTAAGATCTGTTGAAAATGTTGAAGCCATGTCGGTATTATATCCTCTCTATGCTGCTATATCAACCTCATCCCAAGTGTTAGAAACACCTTTGCTTACTTCTGTCCAAGTATTTGTTACACCTTTATTTACCTCTGTCCATGTATTAGTTACATCAGGATCTACATTTGACCATGCTATTATAAGTGGATTGTTTACAGTACCAGTTAATTGCATTCCTGTTACAGCAACCTCTACTCCTGGAACAGCCACTGCACTTCCAATAGATGTGGTTAATTGAGAACCAGTAACATCAACTGGTGTATTTAAATCAATAGTTTCTTCTCCAAGTGCTAAAGCTGCTTGTATTCCTGTTACAGATACATTTGCATCTGCTGTTACAGCTACAGATCCAGTAGACATTTGCAATGATGAACCTGTTACGTCTACATCTGCACCAATAGCTAATGATACTGAACCAATTGAGAAATTAGCTTGTATACCTGAGACTGATATATTAGCATCTCCTGTAACACTCTCTTCACCTAAACCTATTGTAGCTTGACTACCAGTTACACTTACATCTGCGTTCGCTTGTGTAGTAACACTTCCTATCGATGTTTGTATATCATGCTCAGTAACAACAACACTTACATTTCCATCTGCTGATATAGAATAAGTACCTAGAGATATATTTAATTGAGAACCTGTAGGTGAAGCACTAGCTCCAGCAGCAGTTGTAACACTTCCTATGCTAGAAGTTAATTGAGATCCCGTTACATTTACTGGTGTATTTATTGCTTGAGTAACTGAACCAATTGAAAATGTAGCTTGAATTCCTGAAACATTTACAGTTGCATTTCCTGTAACACTTTCTCCACCAAGCGCAGTAGTAAGTTGAATACCTGTTACAGCAACTTGTGCATTAGTTCCTCCTAAAGAGGCTAACGGTGATTGTGATATGGCGGTTATACCAAGCAATTTATACTCCTAATATTACAAAGGAGACAGTGGGGTGATTGGTGGTGCCACTGCCTCCATCGTAATATTATATCATCGCTTAAACCAAGAAGGAAGACCAAGATGAGGTCTTTTATCAAACATGTTATCTTTAGAACCAGGTGTTTTTACATTATTGTAATGTAAAAATACTTGTACGCATTCTTTACCTTTAAAAGCATTTCTCCAATGTTCAAGTTCACATCCAGAATACACTAACATATCTCCAGGCTTTAAATCTACTTTTACTCCTTTAAGTCCTTCTTTACCAGATGGTTCTAAATATATTGGCCAAGCATCTCCACCTAAATTCATAGTGGTAGATATTTCACAACTAAATCTATCTTTATGTCTTTTTAAAACATCACCCTTTTTGTATATTCTAGCATATGTGTATGCAGGATATAATTTAAGTCCTGTTGCTTTTTCCATATCTGGTAGACATTTAAGTAATAATGTTTCCATAACTATATTTGCATAATGAGAATAGGTATTTGGAATTTGTTCATTCTCACCTTCATAATAACCTATGATAGTTTCAAATGGTGAAAAATATCTCGACTGTTTACAAGTATCATAAACTTGTTTTTGCATACAAAAATAATTTGCAACAAAAGATGCTAGGTCTTTTGATATGGCTTTACGAATTACTGTATATTTATTTTTTTTAAATGACATTATTCTAAATCACCCTTTTCGTTAAATTCTAAATAACCAGTTAGCAAAAATCTATCCTTGTTATCTGGACAGACTTGACCTCTATGTGTATGAGTAAAATAAGCTGGAAATAAAATTACTTTTCCTATTTCACTTTTAACAACCTTTCCATTAAAAAATTCTGTACCACAATTATGGTCACTTAAATAAACTTGAATACTTAACAATCGGTTAGGGTATGTTAAGTTATGTTCTGAGTGCCAAGAATTAAAGCTAGTGCCTGACTTAAAATGTTTAAATCTAATATTATTTAGTTTCCACTTAGAAGCAGTTAAATTAATTTCTTCAAACTTTTGTTTGTATTTATCTATAATCTTAAATAATTTTTGCATATATTTAAAATTATTTATATCTTTATATAAATATCCTAAGTATTTATTTTTTGGTTCGATACAACTGTTTTTGTACATATCTATAATTTCATTACATTCATCTTTATTAAAAACATTTTTCAATATTAAGATATAATTAGACATCCTTTGCCATATCTTTAGGTACGGCTTGAATATTCCAATGTATAAATCTAAAAGGTTTTAAACCATAATCAACAGAAAATTCATGTTCTAAAAAACCTGGAAATATAATAATTGTTCCTGGCTTAGGTTTAAAATGAACTAATTCTGTTCCTCCCCATATACCATTTTGATTGGGTCTCATTTTTAATTTTGTAGATCTTGCACCAGTTCGTGGTTCGTGAAAAATAGGATATGAAGTTTCATCACCACATTTTAAAAAATAAAAACCAGATACGTGTTGGTTCCAATGTATGTGTGCAGAGTGATGGCCACCACCTTTCTTAGCAAACTCTTGTACCCACAACTCACTAAACATAGTTGTATATTGTGACATATCATAACCCTGATGGTCTAAATATTCCCAAGACTTTTGACCAATGTAATTTCTAAAATCTAAAAAATCATTGTCATGTGTTAGTGGTGTTGAGTGGTGAGAAATTCCAAAGTCACCATGTTTTTTTATGTGAGCTTTATTTCTATTTCTTGCTTCTTTTACATATTTGTTACTTGCTTTATTTAAAGACTTAACAAATTCTGGTTTTTGTTCTGACCAAATGGTCGTATTAAAATAATTATTTATATACATTATCTAAATGGCTTTCCTAAATGCCAGACAACAAGACTGTATCTTGTGCCAGCGGTTACTGGTTTA